GTGTATTTTAATCCCAATGCAACTGTAACTATTTCTTTTTTGCCAGCGCGACTAATATAGGGAATATCAATAGTTACGTTCTTGATATCTGCTGGATTTATTGAATATGATAATCCGTTACCGGTTCTGTAGTATATTTTAAAGTTGCCCTGTGGCAAATTTCCAAAGGTGCCGTCGGCAAAAATTAATCGAATACGATCTAATGAACGGGTAAGCACAGAGTATATGTCTCTAATGTTCTTGGATAAACTATTGTAGATAATATTATTACCTTCAACAGAATCTACTTTAGTCCACAGTGTAGATTCAAATCCAATACTGTCAAGTCCGTATAGCCACACATCTGAATTGTTGACGTTTGGACTGTCAATATCTAATGTTTCGCTGGTACTTGGTCGTGCAATACTAAATGTACTTTCTTGTAAAGTGCCCTGACGGAAATGCACAAAAAATCCAGTATTGCTACTAGGAGGGCCCCCGCCGTCATCACGATATAAAAATGCTAGACTGTTACTTGGAAACGGTGGTTCTTCATAGATAGCATTTGCACCTGAAAATGTTGTCGATACTACTTCAAAGTCAATGTTACGACCATCAATATTTTTACTAAATCCGTAAATAGGCACTTCGGTGTTAGAAGCATTAAATCTATATTGTTCGCAAGGGACGCCGCTGATAGTTGCACTGTCAGTAGGCTTGCCGTATTGCTGTGTTTCTGGAAGTGAAGCATTGATAACTTTAATAAACTGTTCATACCAGTTGCTGTTGGCACTGTCATTCCATACGATAGTTTGATTTGATAAATCTCTGCCGTTACTGTCAACCACAGATTCTGTTGTAGATATAGAGGTAAATTTTAAAAGTCCGTTAGCAGGCTGTGTTCTTTTAGGGTTGTAGGATAGTAAACGTGCTAGACGTAGCACACTTTCACGACGTTCTGCTAGTTCTAAAAAGTTATCGCGGGCATTTAAATCAAATCTAAATGCTAGGTTTTGTCCCAAGAATGCAATAAGGTCGATAAGAGCCAAGTACTCGCTTGACTCAATATAATCGTTAAAATCTTCTGGATAATTTTCACGCAGATACGTGATCATAGTACGACGCAGATTATCAAAGTCGTACGATTTAAAGTCTGCGTTTTTAAAGCTCTGGTAAACTCGTTTCCAGTCTTCTGCCGCTATTAATTTATTTTGTCTATCTACACTTGCCATAATTAGCCCTCGATATTATATTTATCAAGTCTAAAAAGTGGGTAGATAATTAACTGAGGATGTTGTTGTCTTCATCAAATCTGAAACGCAGTTGTTCAGAAATGTTGTATGGAAGATATATTAAATCACACTCTATTTGGATTCCGCTTTCGTATTCGCTGACTATTAAACTATCTACTGTTACCCTGGGGTCGTAATTCATTATTTCTGTAACGTTTTCAGCAATAATATCCTTTAGTTCTTCTGTCAATGGATCGAACAGTAGGTCCCAAATAATGCACCCAAACTCTGGATTTTCTAGTTTTTCGCCTTGACGAATATGCAGATGATTCACAATATCTTGTTTGATTAGACTTAGGTCGTACAGCGTATAACTGCCCGACGGAGTAGAAATTGTGCTTAATCCTCGGTATGCTCGACCAGTTGGAGCAGGATCGGGTATACCGTTCTGTGGAATAACGCTTCTACCTGAAATTGAGTTATAAGTTGCCATAGTTTAATATTTATTGTTTATCGTTTTATAGTTTCTTGAAGGTATCCACAATCTTAGATTGGGATCCGTTTGTAACTGATGCGCTGGAACTTGAATCTGTCTTTGCAGGAGTGTGGCCTGCGGGATTTAAGTTTTCGTGACCTAACCACGGCTCATGTTCAGGAACTCGTTTTGGCGCACTGGCTGGACCGCAGGCTGCGGCTGCTGGTCCGTTCATATGAATGTTGGCCGCAGTTTCCACATGGTTGCCGCCTGCTTTAATATTACTCTGTCCGCTTACAGTAATTTTACTATCTGCTCCAACTTTTACTAACCAGTCTGCTCCGCTATCAAAGTGCATTTTTGCACCTGAAATTAAATTAACGTTCCTGCCGGCTTTCATATTGATATCTCTATCAGCAGAAATGTTTAAATCGTTTTTAGTATGGATGCTAATGCTGTCTTCGGCAAAGATGTCAATTTTTCCATTACTGGTTAACTCTATCCAAGTTGTGCCTCGAGCATTTCCTATATAAATTAAATCTTCACTGTTGTGTAATAGTATTTGATGGCCAGTACGGGTTCTAATACGCACAAGTTCGTTATGGGGAATATCCTTTACTCCGCCCTTGCTATTTACAGATACGTATGACGATGCACCTGTTGAAGCAGGTCCTGTTCTTAAATAATTTTCATCACCGTCGTCCATGACAAATGTTGAGCCGCCGAGTCTGCCAACAAACGCACCTTTAAGTGGATTTTCTTTTGAACCCACTGTGCCCCTAGTCTGCCCCGATAGTCTATCCACCGGGCCCGGTGTGCTTATTCCAAACACATTACTAGGACTCTCTCGTCTGGCAGAACTGGTTGTAATTCCACGAACTTCGTCCGTTAATAATCCTTGTGTACTTAAAATACTGCTGAACGGGTGTATTGGTTTTTTGATCTGTGTCGAGTCTGGTTGATCTCCAACAACAAGTTTTCTATTAAACTCTGCAACTGGTTCCTTTGAGGGCGGCATTTTGGTATTCAACTCAGTTGCTGCCAGGCCTGGTATCATGAAATTCATATACTCGTCTTGTACGCATCCTATCCAGAAACCGTTACTAGTGTCTCCTTCAATAAACATAACAACCACAATTCCGCCTTCAGTAGGAGGAACCATCCACATTCCATAACTCTTTTGTGTGTCACCGTAGGTATTATTTTTACCCACATGATCGATGTTTGTGACTCCGTAAAACGGACTTAGATATCTTACAGGATATGTGCTACCTTCGCTGCCGGGAACGTTACCCACATCACGCAATAGTTGAACATGAAGTGTGCCCATATACTTGTTATCTTCGCTTCTGACCACTCGTGCTAGGTGTGGCCCCGGATCAACTTTCGCGCCGCTCGTTTCATTAGATCTTTTTGTTTCATTTCCTGACATTATGCGCCGCCTCTTGGTCTTCCTGGAATTGGTATTCCGGTATTAGTGTATTCAACTTGGCTTTCTCTAGAACCGTTAGATACAGAATCTATAGATTTTTTAGATGCTTGACCTGGACGTTGTGTTAACGACTTGCCTTCATCAGTACTTGGAGGTAATACTTTTTCACCTTTATAGGCTGTGTTGTATACTCCAGTTTTACCAGTCCTAGGATCAGTAAACGAAAATCTACCTGAACTGTTACCAGCACTACGTCTTGCAGATGCAAATGCCTGTGCAAACGTTTGTTGTTTTGGTGGTTCAGGTTTTGACGTCGCTTGTTCAGCCACTGGAACAGGGTCATTGGTAGCATTGCCAACTGGTCCAGTATAACTACTTCCGCTATTTGGTGCTGCCGTTGGTGTTGCCGACTGTTGTTTAGTATCTGGTTTTTCTTCTTTAACTGGGTCTTGAATTGGACGTCTTATAGCCTTCAGTGTCTGTGTAAATTTGCCGCTTTTGAACATATTAGTAACTTCTTGAACATTGTACAATCCGCTAAATCCTGCGTTCTGTACTCCAGACATAAAGTCCATTTCTCCGGTGATGCGATTATAATCGGTTGGAGTTCTAAAGTTAACAATTATATCAACTTCACCGCTTTGATAATTCATTGAACCGTTTGAATTTTCGTTAAAGTTTACAGGTACATCACTGAAGTTACCCAGGCCGCTGTCGGCAATATAATACGGATCTCCAATTATTTCAATTTCTGCTGTCATTAAATCTGCCTGACTGTTTAATAACGATTCGTAAAAGTTTTTAGCAACTAGGCTACGATAATCGTCATTGGGGCCACCGCCTGCATTTTTATATCGGCGATGTAACTCCCCCACAGGTGCAGTTGGTACTCCTTTCTCAACTGCGTTCTTGTTTGACTCGTCGTTGGTGGGCTGACCCGCAGTGCCGACACCTTGTCCATTTATCTGCGGATATACTGAACCGGCTAGTGCGTTTTTATCAGCATACGCAGTGGTAAACATACCTGCTTTTAATTGAATATTGAACGTGATAATATCTACGTTTTTACCTGTGTATATATAGTTATAGGCTTTAACAGCATTTTTCTTTAATTCATCATAACCCTGAGGTTGCGCACCTGGTGGCTTGAATCTATGCTCGTGAACTGAATATTCTACAACTTTAAAAACATATAGTTTGGGAATTTTTGCTCTGTTATTATTGCCTGGTTGCGGTTTTAAATTAAACACTTGTGTTTCAATTCTAAACCATTTTTTTAATCCGTTCTTGTCTGAAGGAGCAGACACACTTTTTTTGCAAAACTCACTCATTAATAACACTTCTGTAATGGCGTTAATGATTGATGTCCCTTGAGCAAATTTAAAAACTTTATCTTTAGGATCATATACGTTATCTTTTCTTGAATTAGGTTTATCTGGATCTGGTTGTATCTGATCTTTAGGTTTTAACTGAGAATCTCCGCCGGTGTTTAAGTCGAATCCCATCTTGGCCGAACCTATTTCGTTCAGCGACTCCGTATTTTGTACCAGCATTTTTATGGATGCGGCAGATCCACCGACAGAAGTACTAGTTTTGTTTAGTGTTAACTTTTCTTGTACTTTTTTATCGTTCGAGGCTGTTGCAGAATTTGTTGTAGCAGATTGTCCGGCATCGTCTTGTAACTCAGTAGATGATATTTGCGCACCATCTTTAGGAAAAATAATAACAACTTCATCAGGAACGTATTCTTCTTTGCCTGTTTCACTGCCTTGTTTGGCCATTTCTTTACCGCGTTCATTGATCCAACGTTGTAAACTATTAGTGCCTGATTGTAAAATTTCTTGTACAGTTGTACCACTAATTTTTATGTCTGACTTTAGAATATTAACTTGATCTGATAGTGCCGATTCATTGTACGGAACTGCTGTGCATTTGTAACGACACCCGGAGGCAGAAATATCCATTTCAATCTGTGCCCAAGTAAACGGAATATGTCTGTTTAACACATCGTCCACTGGTACAATATTTCCTGCACTGTCATACCCTATAAACTCTATAGTCATGAGGAATGGCATGTCTGTATAATTGACTGTCATACCTTGATCAGACTGCGCGGCAGCGGCCAACTGTAATGTCTGCAAAAACATACCTAACGAATAAGGTTCAAAAATATCAAAACTAATATTTGTTGAGTTAGTGCCTTTTGTACGTTTGTCGTAGGTCATCAAACTACCAATCTCAATATTGTCAATATAAAAGTCAAACTTACCTGACGGATTTGCCGATGATGTGTATGCAGTCATTACTCTGTTATCAGGCTTGCCACCACCACTTCTTAATATAATTTGTCCTAGTTGATTATTTTTGTAACTGGTGGATGATTCTGGAAAATTAATTTGATCGCTGGTCAGCGCACTAATTGTAAAAATACTAGTGTAAGATGTAACTTTTCTAATACGTTGGGTTTAATTCCAAGGCTATCTTCTAACGGCATATTATAATCCTAACACATCAAACAAACTGGATTTTTTAGGAATGTAAATGCTTACACCGGATCTAAAATCAAATAACGGGTCTGATAATACATCCATGTTACGTTGCATAAACACCCACCATAACTTTGTAGATCCGTATAAGTCATAGGCTAGTAAGTCCGGTCTATGATTGTATTGAGGTTCGATGGTATATACCCAGTCGTCGGGTTCTGCACTTACAGGTCTAATATTGATTGGTGCTAGAAATCCTGGTAATTCTTGAGTTTTAAACCAAGGACTTTTGTTGTTATAATTTGACATTAAATGAATCCTGATTTATTATTGCCAGAGCCAAGCACATAATCGCCTTTGATAAATCTATCAAGACTAAAGTTACGAACTTGTTCTCTACTGTACAATGGTTGCACCGTTACTGTTATGGTGCTTTTAACTGGCGCCCATGCAACACCTTGTGCCACACTGGATCCCGGTAAATTGATGCCTACCAGTGCTGCCGCTTTTGAAATTACACCTGCACTAGGTGCACCTGCCGAAAGTCCTGTGGAAATATAATCACAGTCGTTGGGCATTTCAACTTGGAAATTTGTACACACTACTGGCACATCTTTAAACACATAATCTCCGTAGCCGTTTAATTTAACCACAGGAGGTGGAGCACCAGCATTTGCATCTGCTCCAAATGCCATCTTTGTTATGGATTTCAAATAGTGTACAGCCGCAACCCAATACGCGGCTTCTACAGAATCTTCACAGAAAAATTGTCCTGTGATAGTCATTGCATCAACTTTGCTGTTTTCGTATGACAAGAAAGGATAATTATTATGCACAGGCGTCATTGGCTGATAGATCGGAAGAGCACA